CAAATTTTGTGAAAACGCGGACATTGCTGTGTCGATTGTAAGTGCATCCTGTTTTAAGTTAATAGCCGCTTGGATCGCATCACTTTGCACTGTGTTTGTCGATCCAGAGATCAGCGTTGAATCAATCTGCAGCACGCCGCTGTTCTGCAGCACGCCTAGCTCTTGTACTGTTTTAAACTTGTAGCCGTTTCCACTGTCGTTAATTGTAACGATCTTACCAGCAGTGCCTTCAGGGGGCACTAAGGATGTCAGTGAAGTACTAGAATTCATACGGTTTTAGCAAAGGCATCTAGAAAGTTTTCAGTGTACCCAAGACGTTAAGACATTCAGATCACGCGCTACATCCCCCTCGACACGTCTTTTTTTCTCAGCTTCGCGATGCACCCCTGCCATGTAACCAGCCGTGATCGTGAACGCGAGCAACGCACCTGTCAGCACGACTAAATTCGTCATCTGTTTCTCTCTTCCCTTTCGTAAGAAACTGTTGCGGGTGCCGACTGTACACTGTCATCGCTCTCAGAACTCTCGTCGTCGTCACTTTCCTCTTCCTCTTCTTCAAACCAAAAGTTAACACCATCGCCCCCCGCACCATAAGTCCGTAAGTCTTCACGCAAAGAAGCAATCTCGCGCTTCAAATTCTCAAACTCCCGCGTCATCTCGCGCAAAACCGTCATTACGATTGGAGAAGGGTAATCGTAGCGCGTCATGACATCCTGGCTTCAGAAAGTGCCTTTTGAACCTGCGCTGCTCGAACGCGCTGCATCTGCGCTTTCGCCTCCTCACTGCCCTTCACTGGTCGGCGAGGCGGGAGGCGAGTAACTTGGGCTTCGGGGGGTGAAGAATACTCCCTGTGGTTGCTCTCGACATACGAATCTCTCGGGTGTTGTGAAACGTCCATTGCCCCCATCTGTGGCTGTCTCAGAAAGGACGTCGTATTCATCAGATAGCTCTTCCCCTTCGCTGCTAGAACCGCTTCCATCGTCACTGTCTTCACTCTCTGACTCCGCCTCAGAATAACTAGGGTCCTCCTCCTCGCCACTAAGCTCTTCGATCTCCTCGTCCTCGTCATTCTCACCAATGTCCCAATCTTCGTCCTCTAATGCAGCACGCATCTCGCTCTCCGGCACGTCCGCCGTCAGCTCGCGCAAGTACCAGTCATCCGTTACTACATACTCTTCCCAATACGTTGGCGGGGGAGGCTTCCGTTGCCGTTTCGGACGCCCGTTCCAGTCCGTTACAGCGTCGAGCGACAATCCCTCCTTTTCTAGTTTCTCGTTCATTCTCCTCTCGTACTCTCTCGTTAGATATTCTTCTGCGCTCGTATTCGTTCGCCCCTTCCGATTCGCGCACTAAGCGCTCGTACAAACACCCCCCTGGCGCCCATTCGTACGGTGCGGCCGTTTGCGCCTCCAATTCCTGAATCAGCTCGAGCGCGAGAGTCAGCTCGTGTAGAACAATCTGCGGCGGGAGTGGCGGCGCGTCACGGACAGTGCCACGAAAGTACACTGGGAAAGTTCCATGCTCTCGACACCGACCGCGTTTCGTCAACAGACTGTAACGCGCGCCGTGCATCGTAATTGGGCTGTCGAGCATGGACGGCGGCCACGGTTCGCGCCATGTGCGGCACACCGTCTCGAAATTGTACCACGTAACGTTGCGCATCAGTTCCTTTAACCTATTGTACTCATCTACCGCGCGATTGTACTGCGTGCGAAAGATCTCGTGAAATTCGTCCATTGCCGCCAAATGTACTTCCGCATTGTCCCCGCACAGTGTACACGTCATCCCACGTACCCGTTCTCCAGTAACACGAGCCCTACCGCTGCACCCACACTCAAGAAAAACTCGCTCATGTGACAACTAAGCGTCTTGCGACACGGACACTTGGTCGCTAAGTAGGTTGCGTACCCCATCAGTGGCACGACTAGCACCTGCGTCCGCATCTCCTTGCAGTCTGCTCAGATTAAGTTGCTGCGTCACGTACTCGGCGATCGTGAGATTTCCGAGCACTCTTCCCCGCCGTGTTGGGTGCATGCGCAACACAGCATTGACGGTGACGCAGCTGTGACGATGATCGCACCACTCGATCGCGTGCTCGTCGTTGCAGAAGTAGAAGTTGACTGGACCGTGGACGAGCTTGAACATGTGTTTCCGCAAGTCGCGTCTACCGCACCATTTGCAGTAGCTGCTCGTCGTCGGGCGAATGATAGAGTGCTCGCGTTTTGGAAAAAACATCGCAAAAAGCAAGCACTTTTGCGACTCGTGTGTTCACGAGCCTTACATCATCCTAAGGAGAACTTTACTGGCAATGCCACCCCCTACCGAGTACATCGTCGAGTAAAACAGCTGCTTATCCATACCGGGGCCCGTACCGGTGCAGTAGTACTCGACCATCGACGCGCCCGCTGCGTAGTGCACGAGGCCCGGTAGGGGGAGGATACCATCGGCTCCAGTCACTCCCATTGCGGCTCCGGCCGCAAAGGACGCCCAGTTCTTGTTCTGACACGATGGCATGTAACCCATCTTTATTCGTTACGTTGCAAACTACTACTTGGAAAAAAGTCTAAGTTACTCTTACTTAGCACGCTGCGATGTGTGAAGTGTCAGAAGTGCAAGACCTGCAAATTTTGCTCGCTTTCACCTCGGGGTTTTGCTTCTGCATCCTCGTGCTCCTACTCGCTACGATCCTAATGCGGCTCTCGATCGTGCGTTACAATTCTTCTGAGACGACAACACCAAACACGAATGCAGTCTTTCGGCGACGCGGTGAACCGGATGTCGTATGACATGGGCGGGAAACTGTCGCATTATTACCAGTCCCTGCAATCTCGCTACGGCGACCCTCGCGTGTACGCGATGCAGGAAGAGGAGATGCGCGCTCGGTCCGCGGTCGCCGCACACGCGCGTGCGTCGTCCGCCGCCGAAGCGTTGCAGTCCGCCTACTACTCACAGCAGGAGACGATCTCGAAGGCGCACCAGCTTAGGATGGAACGCCTTCAAGGAAGAAACCTTGTATCTTCTGCTGCTCCGGCTCAAACGCCTGCACACTCTGAGCAATCGCAGCTTCCCCCGCCGCAAGACGCGTAACCTCCGACTCGGGGAGGCGTTCGTTAAAGTGCTTCTTCTGGTCGTCGTCTTTGTTGTAGCGCCACTGTGCCTTGATGTCCGAAAACTTAATCCCTTCCGTTGTTTCATTCGTGACACGGTTCTCCGTCCCACGTGTCCATTCCTTCGCTTGACGTTCGACGGCTTCTCCAAGACGGTCGCGTTTGAAGAGTAGATAGCCGACACTCGCTCCTAATCCGAGGACCCACAGACTAGACATTATGCGTTCTAGTGACACGGTTAGAACTTATGTGTCATTTCGTACACGTGCCAGGTAAAGGTGTGGAAGCCACCGAGCTGGTAGAACGCCATTCCGAAGATCTGCGTCCCCTGGTCACGGAAGTTGTGAAACAGCTCAACAAGCACATCGTAGTTCTCGTTCACCCATTCGCGCCTACGACGATCCGGATCGGTTACAACGCGCGCGAAGCTCTCGTCGTCGAGGTCGGCCATCTCCGCTTCGGGTTCGTTAAACGACATTCACGACACTAAAGGCTTTGTCAAGTTGGTTAGAATAAGTATCAAGGAAGTAGCAGACGAGTAGCAGCGAGTCCGCAAGATCATCCTGCTTGCGTTGCTGCAGAAAGACATTTGGCACATCCTTTTCAAACGCTCCCGTGTTGGCGGATGTGAAGTTTTTGGCCCATTCGACTGCGCGCTGCTTGTTCATTCGGTAGTTCTTCGTGCCGATCCCGTAGTGTGCTTTAACACACCGCGCGTTGATTACGATGCAGATATCGAAGAACATCGTCTCGAACACCGCCTCGACGATGCGCATGTTGCACCGGATCTGCCGCTCGACGAGCACGTGACTTGCTTCGTCAAAGTATTTGCGGTGTTTGTCTACAAAGTTGCGGACGTATTGCACGTTATGGCAAGGAAGGTAACGTCCGTTTGAGACTAGGGAGATGTTTTCCCAAAAGACAAATTTAGCTGTGGTGAAGTCAAAAACGCACAGTCCTAAGTTCTTAATGCCTACGTCAATCGCTATGACGTATCGCATTACGTGTGTGTGTGTGTTTTTAGCTTACACGTCAGAAGTTTGTGTCGTTTGCACGGTCAATTCTTCTGCGTTTAGCTCCGGTACATTGCGATCCAACTGCAAACCGCAGCACTTGATCATCGTGCACCGGCTCTTCAAAAAATACGTTAAAAGCCCGCCAAAACACGTTACCCAGACACCCATTACCGTCAACAGAAATGCACCGTTACGCTCCACAAAATCCTTGTCACACCCAGCTCCTACACACTCGATCGGGCACGTCACACTTAGTTCGTCCATTCGTTACGCTCTAAGTGTTAGAACTTAACTTAGGCGAACGACGTCATCGCGCGACCGTCCTTGATCGCGAGCCAATTGTAGTACACACCGTACACGTCGACCTGGTAATCGTCCGATGAGGTGCTGCCGGAACTAAGACCTGGTGCGTGGCCAATCACACCGAGCTCCAGGCGCGCGTGTGAGACCTTTGAGAAGTTGACCGCACCCGACGGGTTCGCCGACTCGGGAGCCAGTGAAAAGGGGTAGCAGTAGATTTCTTTGCGATCGTTCAGCTGTGACAACGCATGGAAGTCGACAGATGGCTCTGTCTGCGTAGTGTTAGGCGTACCACCTGGGATCATCTTCATTGATGTCTGGTAGATGTGATCAAACCGGTCGTCGGCGTTGGAGTGCATGAGCGGCATGAGACGGTTCATCAGGTAATCGCGATCCACTCCCGCGCCGTCCAAGTGCCGCGACTGGCCGTTTAGAGTAAGCTTGAAGTTCTTCACTTCAAGACGATTCTGCTTGGTGGACGTTGAACTTCCAGTTTCCTCAACGGAATGCTCATATGCCTCCACGTTCGGATCGACCTTGCCGCCCTGATACGCAAAGTAATTCTTCGTGCGCGCTTTCTGATTATTCCGAACGTTAATTCTGGTATCGGTCTGAGTACTTGAGCTCATCTCCGACGTTTTGCGGATCGTAATCACGATTTCGGTCACTGGGTGCAGAAAGCTCAAGTCGATTGCCCACGTCACCATGTCGGAATCGGTTGGAGTACCCTTGTGCGTCGAGAGAGTAAACATCTTCGACACCTCGTTGCCGTGCCACAGCTTCATAAGGCGCACGTGCTCGCGGTTCATGAGCGACGTCGCCTCTGGGCCGGTCACGTGCACGTAGTGGCAACGCAGCTGGCAGCGAGCAAAGGCAGTGCCGTTTTCAAAAGCAAGTCCGTTCAGACCCGCAAGTGGAGGTGCGTTTGTGTGCGTCACAACACCCGATACTACGGGATAAGCGCTGTGGCCCATGATCAGCTCGTCCTTCGTCTTGAACTTGATCTGGATGCGGATGTCGTTGACGCCCGCGATCGCTGCAATCGGGAAGTACGCCGACGGGTGCTTCGTAAAGAAGAGACCGAGCGGGATGACCAGCTTCTTGCCGTTACGCACCACTGCGCTTCCAGAACCTCCCTTGTAAAGCATGATGCGATCATGCGCATCGTTGTCGGTGTCGATAAACTGAGTGTAGGTCGAACCGGCTGCCTGCGCGCGCAGAAGCGGGCGTCCGGTGCGAAGCGTCTGCTTGTAGCCGTACCGGTGCGCGTCGTCGCGCATCAGCTCGTTGATGATGTTAAGGTGGTCGCCGGTGAGCACCTCAACGTCGTGCGAGCCAACGGAGAAGGTAATCTTATCGATCATCGCCATGCCGACGTTCTCGACCCAGCCCCACGCCACGTTTGATTGCAAAGTGGATGATTGAGCATCTGGGTTTTGCACCTTGTTGAAATCGACCATCAAGTCGCAGGGACCCAAAAGATCCGCGGCCTTAGGAATGACGAAATTGACGGTGCCGCCGAGACTCGGGGTGTTCTGCGGGTCGATGTCGCGCAACTCCATCTGAAAGTTGGAGGTGCGGACGTAACCGACGTTCGTGAAGTAGGAACGCGTGTTGTCGTACAGGAGCGCATCCTGGGGACCGGAGTTGAGCTGCAGTTGGGGTGCCATCGGGGCGTGTAGGTGTTTTGTCTTATCTACCACATTTAGAATTTTAGACGCCGACCGATTTGGCAACGAGGCCTACTCCCGGATGCAGCGCGGCTTCCGTTGCCGCCACGGAATCGAGGTGCCGCTCGACCGCTCGCATCCCCGCAGTGTTCGCCGGGATCGTCCCCGCGACACCGTTCGACAACTCACCGTTAATCATCGCCGCCTCGTTCCTCAACGACGTGTTCGTCGGCTTGTCCACTAGCATCTGGTGCGGGCCCGTCGCCCGGTCGTTCGGATGACCCCCCTTCTCCGTTTCGGTCACCGGTTTCGTCAACTGACGGTTTCGTTCCCACAGGACGGCGCTGACGGCGAGTGCCGCTGCGAGGTACACTAGCATCTGTTTCCGAACTTGCATTAGAAGTTATTTCGCCTTGCCGAGCTTCAGGGTCAGCGTGCACGGCAGGCAATACACCACGCCGATCACCGTCGACACCGTCACCGTCGTCAGTGCGAGGAGCCACATCACCATCCCTCTTGTCCGTTGCGTTTGAAATTGTATTGATGTAAGTTGCGTAACGCAGGTTGCGCGCGCGCTCGCTCTCGATCTGTGTCTGCATCGTCTGCATCCGCTGCATCATGCTCGTGTAATCGTTCTCGAGTGCACTGTAGTGCTCCTTCTCACGCCGGCGGAACTCGAGCGCGCGCTCGAAATCTGCCTGCGACGACTCGCGGAACTTGTTCACCTTCCGCCCTCCGTCGCCGTACTGCTGCATCAAGCTTTGAATGTAGCTCGATTGCGGGCCGTTCCCGTAGATCTGGCCCTTCTTAAACCTCTCCTGCGCTTCGAAGAACATGCTCGATCAGTTGTTCAGAATTTTTACCAGTCAATGTCAACCATTTCACCTTCACGTGTCCCTTGTTCGCTCGTAGCAGGCAGGTCAGTCTGATCGGTAGCTGCTTTACCAGCATTGCTAAACGTTTGCCACTCCGTGCGCCTTTTCCAAGTCGACTGGTCAACTCCTAACAAAGCGCGCTTTGTATTAATATGTCTGTCCTCCGGATCAATAGTCCTGTCAAACCTATCTTGACCTTCTGCTTCCATGCTGCCTTTTTTCCTCCTATTTGGCATTTTCACGGTTGCCTCGGAAGGTGTGGGCGACAAAGATCGAGCTCGTTCACCTTGCACACGTGCTGCGTTTAGTTTTGCTCCCCTTGTATCTTTTCGCGATCTCTCATCTGCTTCAATACGCCGAATGCTACCTTCAGTAAGTGTAAGCTGATCTGCTTCTTGCTTCTTGGGTTCTACACGTTCACGTTCTTTACGTGCTTTTCCCGCAACAAGGTTATCCGCCTTTTCGATGGCATCTGCTGCAGCACTGTCCATCATGAACGCATCCTCAACAGCATTTTTTGCCGCTTCGCCTGTCTCTTCTACAGCGCTTTCCGGGATAGGCAGCACATTAGGTGGCATACTAGCGTCGTTCACAACTATTGCATTGTCCAGAGCAATGTTGGCTGCAGCACGCGCACTGCTTGCGGCTGCTGTTGCTGCATCAGCCGCCGCACTTGCTTCGTTAACTTCGCGGTTGTCACTTCTGGGATACAGGATTTGCTCGCGTGTCTTCGCCATGTGAATCGGAGTCGATCGCTCAACCGGACCGTACGGTTTTGCGTATGGAGGTCCTTTGTCACCATCCGGAGCAAAACCAGCGTTATGACTGTATGACGGAGTAACACACTCCTCAGGTCCAAGCTGCCGTCCCTTAACCCAGTACTTAAAGTACTGCCACGACTGCTCGATGTTTTGCGGGCCAAACTCAGCCATTTGCTGCAAGAGAAACTCCTGCTCCGCTGCGTTTTGGCGTATGTTGCGCAGGAAAGGACGCACGCCCGGTAGATGCGTCAACTGGTGCCGGCCCCACCAGGTGGGTTTCCAGTCTTCCATCGTATCCCCCGGCACTTTGCCGTCTTTGTAAAAGATAGCCTTGCGCGTGTTCTTAGATGTTTCTTGCTTCACGTTGTCCTCATGTGCGCCCTGCAACCAATCAATGAACTCGCGTTTCAGGCACTCGTCTGCGTCCTCCTTGTAATTGTCGGTAATCTTGTTGTAGTAAGCAAGCTGCTTGATTGCCTCGCTTTCCGTGTCCACCGAGTAACGATTTCTTTCAGCTGCTTTGTGATCGAGGTTTAGCCGTTTCGCAAGGTACGTCGCCTCGTAGTTTGGCCACGTCGTCGTCGACGCGGCTTCTTGCACTGTGCCCGCACCACCTCCTCCTACTTTTACAGATTGACGAGCCGACCAATTCCACAGCATATGTGTCTTCTTACGATGACGGTTAGAATCTTTTTCCAAGTACGTAAGTGTGCGCGCAATGTCGACCGCTAGTCTGCAGCAGCGCACCCCTGCCTGGCACGCCGCACGGCGCGGGAAACTGACCGCGTCTAACGTCGGCGCGGCGCTCGGACTCTGCCCGTGGACTAGCCGGCAGCAGGCGTTCAACCGCGCGATGGGCGTCGAGCGATTCACCGGCAACGACGCTACGCGCCACGGGACTGCAAACGAACCCAACGGTATTCTTGCCTACTCTGCGCATACTGGAAATGTCGTGGAAAATACCGGGTTGCATGTGCACAAGACGACGACGTGGCTCGCCGGCTCGCCCGACGGTCTGATTGGTGAGACTGGCATGCTTGAAGTCAAATGCCCGTTCTGGCGTAAGAAGGACGGGTCTCGCCTGCACAAGGAGATCCCGTCACACTACTACATGCAGATCAATCTCTGCCTCGAGATCTGCA